CACAAGGTGCAAATGCGGTTGCGACCGGGGCGCAAGCAACGGCGGCGGTTGCCGGAACAGCCGCGAACATAGGTCTTGCCGGGGCGTTCCGAATGGTCGGGGCGGCTATAAAGTCAATCCCGGTATTCGGTTGGATTGCCGCCGCAATAGGGGCTTTGATTGCCGTTATATCCCATTTTGTCAGCAAGGCGAATGAGGGTAAAAAAGCGGCGCAAGAATTTTATAAATCCCTTGCAGAAAACGCATACAAGCCCATTGCGACCATTGAAGAATTGTCCTTGAAGTGGAATGCCCTTGGCGATGATTTGGAAGCCAAAAAGAAGTTCATTGAGGAAAACAAGGCGGCTTTTGATGAATTGGGCGTTTCCATCAACGGGGTGACGGATGCCGAAAACTTGCTTATCAACAACAAGCAAGCATTCATCAACGCCCAAATCGAAAAGGCAAAAGCATTGGTCTATCTTCAACAGGCGCAAGAAAAGGTAAAAACCTTGTTGGAGCAAGAACAGGCATATAATGCCATGCCGGACACCGTGACAAAGAATGTTCCTTATAGTGAAGCGGCAAACGGCGCAATTCTATTCAAGCAAATAGAGGTCGCCAATGAAGCGAAAGCGGAAGCAAAGACCCAACTTGACGCATTGAGGGCTGAAATAACCCAAGGTTTCGAGAATGCCGCCGCCGCTGAATCTAACGGCTTCAATATGTTAAAGCAAGCGGGAATTGATGCGACCAAGACTTATGCAGATGGTACATTGGGGGCTATTGAACAAGCCATTCAGGTAAAGCAAGAAGCCTTAAAGAACCTAACGAGCAATGCCGAATACAAAACGGCAATGCAGGAAATCGAAAAGCTGCAAAAGCAAGCGGATGCGATAACCGGGAAAAAGGCGACAACAACGACCAAGACAAGCACCAACACCCAAGACCCATTCATTGAGAAGCTGAACAAGTATAAAGCCGAATATCAGCGTTTCCAAAAGTGGGTAAATTCGGGCGATGAAGTCCTTGTCCGTTCAGCCAATCAGGAATTTGCAAAATTGCTTGCAGAGGGGGCAACATATATTGATTACTTGAAGAACCAACGTGACCAAATTTTGCAAATTGACGTTGCGAACCGCACAAAGGCACAAAATAAGCAGTTGCGACAACTTAATGATGCCATTGCGGAAGAAACAAGGACAACCGTATTAGAGGCGTTCAATGAAGAATTGAATGCCCAATTGACCAATGCCCGAACCGTGCTTGATATGCTCAACATCATTGAGCAAAAGCGAAAGGAATTGTCCGGCGATGGAACGGAACTTGACAACGCCAAAGCGGAATCCCTCAATGAAGCGGAAGAGAATGCCCAAGACCAATTGCGGCAAGAAACGGAATCATTGCTTGAAGAATATGCTTCTTATGTCGAGCAAAAACGCCGCCTTGAACAACAATTCAATGATGATGTCTCCTTGATGATGCGTGAACGTGAAAAGGCGACCACCGATGCCCAACGTGCGGAAATAGACAATGCAATCCAAAACAGGACAAACCAATACAACAAAGATGTCCGCAATATCGGCGGTGTCGATTATGATGCGATGCTTGCCGAATATGGCACGTTTGAGGAACGCAAGCAAGCAATCATTGATGAATATGATGAAAAGCGGCGGGCGGCACAAGAAGCAGGGAACACGGATATGATTGCGGCAATAGACAAAGCCCAAGCCCAAGCCCTTTCAAAGTTCGCCCTTGACGAATTACAGGCACACCCGGATTGGGAATTGATGTTTGGCGACCTTGACGAAATCAGCACCCGCAAACTTCAAGAATTGATTGATAAAATCAACAATCTTGATGGGGTTTATCTTGGTATCGAGTTTGACCCAAAAGACCTTGAAACCCTGAAAAGCAAAATCAAGGAAATGCAGAACGAAATACGGGAACGCAACCCGTTTAAGTCGTTGATTTCCTCAATCAAGGAATATGGCAAGGCGGCGGATGATGAAAGCAAGAAAAAAGCCTTGACGAATATGTTTGAGAGCGCAAGCGGTGCGATTGAACTTGTGGGCGGTGCTTTTGATGCCGTAACGTCCGGGTTGGAAAAGATGGGTGTCACGATGGATGAACAAACACAAGCCATTATCGGTGACATTGGCGGCATATTGGATGGAGCGGGGCAAGTCGCAAGCGGCATTGCAACGGGCAACCCCTTGTCAATCATTCAAGGGTCGGTCGGGTTGCTTTCATCCGCTTTCGACCTTTTCAACAGCCGTGACCGAAAGGCGGAAAAATCCATCAAACGCCACCAAGAAGCAATCGACAAGCTGAAAGCATCTTATGAACAACTTGAATGGGCGGTTGATAAGGCGTTGGGCACGGAAGTGTATAACAACCAAATGGCGTTGATTCATAACATGGAGCAACAGCAAGCACACTTGCGCGGCATGATAAATGATGAGTATTCCAAGAAACACACCGACAACGGGAAAATTCAAGATTACCAAAACCAAATCGCCGAACTTGACCGACAAATCCAAGATTTGTATGATGAAATCGCCAACGACATATTGCAGACCAACGCAAAGGACTTTGCATCAACATTGGCGGATTCATTGACGGAAGCATTCAAGGCTGGTGAAGATGCGGCGAATGCCTTTGAACAAACGGTTAATGAAGTGTTGCAAAATGCGATTGTCAATCAACTTAAAAAGAAGTTCCTTGAAAACCAATTGCAAAGCGCATTGGATAGCCTTTACACCGATATGGGGTATTGGTCGGGCGACAACTTCATCTTTGACGGTCTGACGGAACAGGAAATTGCAGACTTCAAAGCCAAAGTTCAGGCGGCGGCGAACAACTACAATCAGGCGTTGGATGTTTACAAAGACTTGTTCAAGGACTTGGAAATTGAAGATGATTCGGAAGATTCATTGACGGGCGCGGTCAAAGGTGTTACGGAAGAAACCGCCGACATAATAGCCGGGCAAATGAATGCAATCCGTATCAATCAGATGGAAGCGACACAAGTATTGCGGCAATCCTTGCAAGCCTTGAACACCATTGCGAACAATACGGCTTACAATAGGTATCTTCAAGACATACTTTCGGCAGTCAGGGAATTGCAGCGACCAAGCGGCGATTCGTTACGTGCGCAAGGTTTGTCATAACCGAATATGTTTCACTATAAAACAAAGTGATATGGACTTAACAAAAGAACTTGCAAGGCAGGCAAAGAAAAATGGCATTTGCAAACCGTGGTACAATGAATTGAAGTCATTGTCGGATGGCGATGTGTGCGCGATGGCACAAATGTACTTGAAAGGCATTGATTTTTGCCTTGCCCATGATTACCCCGACAATGACTTCATTAGGGCGCATTTCAAAGGCAGAATGGAGCAATACGGGGTTTTCCTTGATGATGATATAAAAGTCGAAAATAAGCCCAAATGCGTGTGTCTTGGGGCAACTTGCGGGCGTGTTGAAGTAACCGGGTTCAACGTGTGCGAGATATACGCCAAGCACAATGCGAATTTGAATGTCATTGCAAGGGATAACGCCTTTGTGGTGATAGACGTGTTCGATGATGCCGTTGTCAATGTTTGCGCGAGCGACCGGGCGAAAGTTTGCGTGAACCATTATGTCGGCGGCGGTCGGGTTATCAAGTGCGCAACCGATGATGCGGTTGTGAAAATCATTGAGAAACAGAAAAAAACTTATTGATATGGATGCAAACAACATAATTCTTCAAATGCCATTCGATGAAAGTGATGGTTCTTTGATTGCGTATGATTACAGCCAAAACCGTGCGGATGGCGCGGTGAACGGTGCGCATTTCGTCACAGGCAAGAACGGCAATGCCATTTCCTTTGCCGGGTCTGACACTTGCGAGGTGTCGAAAACCGTGTTCCCGAACATGACGATTGATTTTACCGTGATGTTATGGGTGCAAAACCGTGAAGCCGACTTGGGTTCACCTCAAAGCCTTATATGGGTTCTAAACTTTTCAGGGTTGAAAAATTATGTGGAAGTACCCATTGAAGCAAAGCCCGGTTCTTGGTTTTCGCTTGCCTTGACAAAGAAATCGGGAATGTATAACTTTTATGTCAATTCTTCACTTGTTAAGACCGTAAACAATTCCGGCACGTTGCTTGGCGTTTCCCTGAATCAAGATTATTACGGTGGTTCTTGGGGCTTTGGCTTGTTGGATGATGTGAAGTTTTACAACCTTGCCTTGACACAAGCCGAACTTATCAACGAAATGTCAAGCAGCAAGCAACAAGGATATTTGCTTGACGGCGTGAATTTCAAGGAATACGGCGTTTATGTGTCCGGGTCTGACGGTGTGTTGAACCGCCCGAAATTAAAGACCCCGGCTTCATTGTCATGGGATAACTATCACGGTGAAAGTGTTGATTTGATGCACAAGTTCTATGAACCGCGTGAAATCACCTTGTCTTGCTTTGTCAAGGCGGATTCCAAGATATATTTCATCCGCAAGGTAACATCTTTCCAACAACAGCTTGACAAGGCAGGAACAAACCGCCTTACCATTGATGTTCACCCGGTGAAACCCTTGATTTATGAAGTCTATTGCAAGGATGCAATCGAAATCACGAAAGAATGGGATGATGAATTGATGGTTGGCACGTTCAAGTTGAAATTAGTTGAACCCGAACCCGTGAAGCGTGTGTTGAAGCATATCCGGGTTGGTGAATCGACAAAGACTTGCAATGTCAAATTGACCTCAAACAAGTACGTGAACATCTATTGGGGTGATGGAAGCGTGGATTATGACATTAGCGGTGACGAAGTGGAAATCACGCACAATTACGCCGCAAATGGTGACTATTTCCCGGTAATCACGGGTTGCATTGACGAAATTTCATTGTTTGAAACAAATGCCATTGTCGTATGGGAAAAAATCTAACAAACATAATCATTGCGAAAGCAGATGGAAGCCGTGTGCCTATCGCCAACAGGCGCACGGCAACCGATATTTCATCCGCAAAGCAGAAATGGGCATTGAATGCGGAAGATACCGTTTCATTGACCGTTGTATCGCCATTCCCGCAAACATACGGCATTGGCGACAAGATAACCGTTTTCGGGCGTGACTACAAGTTGAACCGTTTGCCGAAAGCAAAGAAAACGGGTATGCACGAATTTCAATATGACTTGGAATTTGAGGGCATACAATATGACCTTTTCCGGGTGACTTACGATGTCACCATTGACACGACCACCAACGAATTGCAGGACGTGCAGGGCGACACCCTCACAGGAGATTTGCACCGCTTTATGACCGTTCTTATTGCCAATGCAAACCGTGTCTTTCCGGGCAAATGGGTGCTTGGCGTATGCCCTGAAACGGCGAGTGACAAGACTTTGACTTTCGGTGAATCCGATAATTGCTTGTCGGTGCTGCAAAACCTTTGCAGTGAATCGAACTTCAATGTCGAATTTGAGATTGAGCAATCAAACGGGGTTTATACAATCAACTTGTATGAAAAAGTTGGTCAGACCTTGCCATATACGTTCCAATACGGCAAGGGGCGTGGCTTGTATGAACTGACAAGGGAAAATGTTTCATCCGCAAACATAGTCACCCGGTTGAAAGTGTATGGTTCGACCGAAAACATTACGTCAAAATACCGTGCCGACCGCCTTTGTTTGCCGGGCAAGACAAAGGGGCAATCATACATTGAGAAAGCCGAAATGGTGGCGAAATACGGCATTTTTGAGGGGCGCAAGAACTTCGATGATATAAAGCCGTCTTTCACGGGAACGGTTGATGCCATTGTGTCGGGCAACGTCTTGCAATTCATAGATAATGATTTCCCTTTCAACCTCAATGAAAAGGAAGCGGACGGGGTGACAACAAAGTATATGATTGCAGATGTGAAACCCAAAATCCACTTCAACACGGGCAATCTTGCCGGGTATGAATTTGAAGTACACAGTTACGACCATGCAACGCATACATTCACATTGATAAAGCAAACGGATGACCGGGGTAACGTGTTTCCGTCTGAAACGTCTTTGGCTTATCAAATCGGTGTCGGCAATGAATACAAGATTCTTGACATTGCTTATCCGCAAAGTATCGAGCAAGTGGCGGAAGAAGAATTGGAAGAAACGGGCAACAAGTATTATGACCAAAATTGCCAACCAAAGGTGCAATATGGGTTGAGTGTCACAAAGGCATGGTTGCAAAACCTTGTCGGAAGCGATGAAACGGTGACAAACGTGTTCCGACCGGGCGATTACTTGCACATTGTGGATAAAGACATTGACGTTGATAAATCCGTGCGCATACAATCACTTGAAAGGAACATCCTTGACCCATACGAATACACCCTTACCATATCGGACACTGTTAAAACAAGTGTGACAAACCGGGTGATTTCCGACCTTATAGACATTGACAAAGTTATCACCATAAACAACTTGAAAGACCCGGTGCGGGCGCGGGCAAATTGGCGTACAAGCCGCGAATTGTTGAACATGGTGTTCGACCCTGACGGCGATTATTACAGCGACAAGATAAAGCCCTTGTCGATTGACACATTGGCATTGTCGGTCGGGGCAAAGTCAATGCAATTCGGATTGACAAATACGGTCTTTCAACCCAATTACGGGGGCAATTCAAATGTCGTGAAATGGCAAGGCGGTGTCTTGACCCATTACACCATCAATGAAGAAACGGCGGTGTCTTGGGTCATGGCTGACGGTTCAATAACCTTGTCAAAGAATCAAGCATATTTCCTATATGCGAAATGTGCCAAGAATGGTGATGCCGGAACATTCATCTTTTCGACTTCACAAATTAAGGTTGAACAGGATGCCAATTATTATCATTTCCTTATCGGCACAATATCGAGCATTGACCCGGAATTGAAAGTGCGGTCTTTGTCCTTGACTTATGGTTTTTCAATGATAAACGGTCGTTTCATCAAGACCGGGCGCATTGAATCGGCGGACGGCACGACATATTTTGACCTTGACAATTCGGAAATCGGCGGTCGTATTGTGTTCAATTCCAATGGTCAGGAAAAGACCCTTGAAGAATTGGGCAATGAAGCACTTGAAAGCAAGAATTTCATCAACAACACCTTGCCGGGCTTGCTTGCTGAAATACAAGCGCAACTTGACGGGCAAATTGAACAATTCTTTGAAACATACAACCCGACATTGAGCAATGCCCCGGCGAATGAATGGACAACGACCCAATTAAAGGACAATCACTTGGGCGATTTGTTCTACAACACGGCAACGGGCGCGGTGTTCCGTTTTGTCAAGGAAAATGGAACTTACAAATGGTCGCAACTTTCAGATGCGGAAGTCGCACAAGCCATTGCCCTTGCGCAAGATGCGCTTAATCTTGCAAAGGATAAGAACCGCATATTCACGACAACCCCTTACACGCCTTATGAAGTCGGCGATTTATGGGTTCAAGGCACAACCGGGGATATTATGCGTTGCATAAGGGCAAGAGCATCCGGCAATTATTCTTCAAGCGATTGGCAAAAGGCAAGTAAGTACACCGATAACACGGCATTGAACAACTTTATCAACGGCACTTATTCGGATGATATTGCGGACTTGACTTCACAGATTGACGGCAAGATTGAAACGTGGTTTCAGACAACCGACCCGGCGGCAAGTTGGACTACAACGGCAATTAAGAAGAAGCACGTTGGCGATATGTGGTATAATTCAAGCGCGCACAAGTTAAGGAGATATTCAAGTTCATATTCTTGGGTAAACATTGACGACCAAAAGGCACTTGACGCATACAGCCTTGCAAGCCAAGCAAAGGACACGGCAGACGGCAAACGGCGTGTGTTCGTTTCAACCCCTTATCCGCCTTATGATGTAGGCGATTTGTGGGTCAATGGAACGGACTTGAAGCGGTGTGCCGTTAAGCGAACAAGCGGTTCATATATCGCAACGGATTGGGTCAAGGCGGTGTCATACGACAATACAAAGACGGTCATTGACGGCGGTTTGGTAACGTCCGGCACAATACAGGTCGCCGGAAGTACATCAACCATCCTTGCGGGTATGACCGGGCAAGGTACGGCGGCAAGTTCCGTGCGCTTTTGGGCTGGCACTTCATTTGAAAACCGTGCTTATGCCCCTTACAGGGTGATGCAAGATGGGTCGGTCGTGATGGAAAAAGCGACCGTCAAGGGTGAAGCATACATCAACAAAGGCACAATCACCAATGCCGATTTGAACAATGTAATCATAAAAGGGAGTATTGCCAACGCATTTCGGAATGGTTATTACAAACTTGGCGGTTCGGCAGGGGATGAAATCATTGTGTCCACATTGGGATTGCAGAATAATAACAATGTTGTCATTACGGGTACAAGCGGTGGTGGTTGGAATACGGCATTCACAATTCCTTTCACTTTGGAATATAGCGGTTTCCGGGCAATCATTATGAATGATTACTTCAATGGTCAAACCCCGGTCAGTGTGATTGTAAGCAATACAGCCCCAAGCGGAAAATACTTCTATGAAAACGGCAGGACTTACAACACCTTGTCGATAAACCCTTATGAAGCCGTTGAAATGATTGGCTATGGGGATAATTCAAAGTTTTATGGATGGATTATCTTGCGCCGTTTCTATACAAAGGCAACCAATATGCGCGGATTGCCTTTCAAGGTGTCTTATATGGGCATGGTGAACCAATCGGGCGGCTTGATAAAGTTGCACCGATACGACACGGCGACAATAACGACTTCAAGACTTGGAACGGGGCATTACAGGGTAAGGATAAGTCCGGGCTTTTCAAGCGTGAACAATTACTTGGTATTCCTTACTTGTGATGCGACAAGCCAAGGTTCGGTTGGCAGATATGCGGGCGTTTATGCCAAGAATGCGTCTTATTTTGACGTTTATACGGGTGACGATTCGAGTGCCAATGATTCGGCATTTTCATTTATGATTGTGAACACAACAGACTTTACCGGGTAAGAAGTTGTGCTTGTGTTATCCACAATGTTTTATAGTAAAACAATAAGAAGTTAAATTTGCAAACAAAACTTTTTGATTATGAGTGAAACAAGGAGCGGCGAAACGGTGTCCGCACAAATCGGAAAGATGGGAGCAATCGACAATCTTAACAATGCTGATTTCAGCTTGCCGGATGGTCAATGCTTCAACATCAAAAATGACGGCACGCAACCCGTGAAATTATCGGTGCAGCTTGCCGGAATGGATGATGGGGATTTTATCGAAACACAGTTTGATTGTGGGTGGAATCCCGAAATAATAAAGACGGTGAAACAAACTTCATTGTCAGGTACTAACTTAAAATGGGGTTATTGATATGGGCTTGATTATTGGGGTCGGCAGCACAAAGCCGACATTCGCTTATGATTATTATTACGGCATTGAATGGGATGCCACGGTGTCAAATCCACACCCGACAAGAATTGGCAAGATGGAACTTCACCAATCCTTGCCGTTGCAAAGTCTTATCCGGCGTTGTATATTGAAAGACAACGGCGAAGTGAATTATTATCTTCACGCCAATGATTCAACGAAACGTGACACCGGGGCGGCGGCAAACCTTACCGGGGCGGATGGGCAATACATGGATGAATTGCCCGATATGTATGTCCGCTTTGAAACGGACGGCGACAAAAGCCGACATTTGCAGTCCACCGAACCTTTGCCGGGCTTCAAACTTTGGCGCAAAGACTATGTTTCGGCGGTGGAAGCGACCGTTCAGCGTTCAACACAAACATTGTGTGCGGTTGTGAACAAAGATGCGGATTACAGGGGTGGCAACAACGATGCAGAACGTGACGGCACATATCGTTCACAGCTTGGAATGCCCGCAACGGTTATATCTTTGACCAATTTCCGCACATACGCAAGGAAGCGTGGAACGACCGAATGGAATTGCAACTTGTACCAAACACACAAAAAATTGTGGTGGCTTTTTGCCGTTGAGTATTGCACATTCAATTCGCAAGAAGCGTTCAATGCCGAATTGACGGAAGATGGCTATCACCAAGGCGGCTTGGGGTCAGGCGTTACGACCCTTAACAGCACAAAGTGGTCAAACTTCAACGGCTATTATCCGTTTGTTCCTTGCGGCACAACAAACAGCCTTGGCAACAAGACCGGGTATGTAGAATTTACCATGCCATTTGAATATGACGCAAGCGGTGAAGCCAACTACAAGGGTGAATATAGTGCCGCAACCGCATACACCACTGGGCAATATGTTTCGCAAGGTGATTTGCTATACACTTGCAAAGCAAATGCAGCGGCAGGAACGGCATTGACAAACACAACCTATTTCACGCCCGTGACACGCACGGTTGTGCAAGTGCCGTCTTACCGTGGTGTAGAAAACCCGTTTGGGCATATATGGAAGTGGACGGATGGTTGCAAATGTCTTATTCAGAGTGAAGCCGATGGCGGACTTTCTGAATTTTACGTTTGTGACGACCCGGCGGCATTCACAAGTTCCGGCACAACCAACTATGAATTGCGTGGCAACTTGCCAAGAAAAGAGGGGTATGTGAAGAAGATGATTCTTGGTGAAGATGGCGAAATCATGCCGCTTGAAGTCGGTGCGGGTTCGACCACATATTTTTGTGATTACTTCTATACCAACATTCCGGCAAGTGGAGTTTCGGAACGTGGCGTTTTGTTCGGCGGTTCTGCGCATTTTGGTGCGTATGCGGGGTTCGTGTTTGCGCATGCGAATTCTTCGGCTTCGTCTACGCCTGCGCATTTCGGTTCTCGGCTTTGCTTTTATCCGCAAATCGAAGCGGCTTAAATCGTCAAATCGAGTGGCAAATATGATTTTGGAATTTGGATGAAAAATAAAACAAAGGTTGTCCGATGTCGTGGCGTTTTGTTCAGCGGTAATGCGAATAATGGTGCGAATGCAGGGTTCGTGTATGCGAATACGAATAATACGGCTACGAATACGAATGCGAATATCGGTTCTCAGCTATGCTTGTAAAAATATAGTTGCATATCGGAAACCTTGCCACAAAAGCAGCCCGACCGGGGTTGCATGAGTTGGGGCAATAATCCCCAACGGCAAAAAACAAATTAGGTAAAACGGTTTTGGTAGGGGCAACCCGAAGAATCCTAATATACAAGCAAACTTAAAGGACAATGAAACGGATTGGCAATTTGTTTGACCGGGTAATAAGCATTGAAAACTTGCGTCTTGCCGATGAAAAGGCAAGGAAAGGCAAGTTGCGTTCTTATGGTGTGCAGATACACGATAAGAACCGGGATGCCAATATCATTGCCTTGCACGAAAGTTTGAAAAACGGCACATTCAAAACATCCAAATATCATGTTTTCACCATATATGAACCGAAAGAAAGGCTAATTTACCGATTGCCGTATTATCCCGACCGTATCTTGCACCATGCCATTATGAACGTCCTTGAACCGATATGGGTTTCCATCTTCAACAAGAACACATATTCTTGTATCAAGAATCGTGGAATCCACAAGTGCGCAAAGGATGTCAAACAAGCATTGAAGCAAGACCCGGACGGAACACGCTATTGCCTGAAAATTGGCATAAAGAAGTTTTATCCGTCAATCCACCATGATGTCTTGAAAGGCATTGTCAGGCGGAAAATAAAAGATAATCGCTTATTGGCATTGCTTGATGAAATCATTGATTCGGTCGATGATGAAAAGGGCGTGCCGATAGGCAATTATTTAAGTCAGTATTTTGCAAACCTTGTCTTGGCGTATTTTGACCATTGGTTGAAAGAAACCAAGCGTGTGAAGTATTATTGGCGTTATGCCGATGATATTGTCATTCTTGCACCCAACAAGGAAGTATTGCACGAATTGTTACACGAAATCCGGGCTTACCTGAAAGGGTTGAAGTTACGTGTAAAACGCAATTACCAAGTCTTTCCCGTTGATTCAAGGGGCATTGACTTCTTGGGGTATGTCTTTTACCATACGCACACATTGTTGCGGAAGTCCATCAAGCAGAAACTTTGCCGCCGGGTGGCAAAATTGAACAAACGCAAGATTGTTCCAAGCAAAGCGGACTACAAGCAACAGATTTGCAGTTGGTGGGGATGGTGCAAGTATTGTGATTCTCTGAATTTAATGAACAAACTTTCAAAAACATTTCCGTATGAAATTAGATTTAATCGCGCCTAATGCGCATTACGACATGGCGCACGGGAAACCCGCCGTCTTGGAATATGACAATGACGGTTCTTGGCTTTATCGCCTGAATGTAGAACCCGAAATGGGCATTCCAGAGGGTCAGCAGGAAGAAACCCAAATCGGGTGGAAGTGCTACGAAGTGCGCGGATATAACAAAGCCACGAAAGAGAATGTTAAAAAGGTCGTAATCCGTTCAGTCATTGACGAAACGGCAGAATTTGACCTTGTTAATTCCTACAACAAACACGTTCTTGGCATTGCCGTGGACGAAAGCGCGGTTGAGGAATACAAGGATTACTTGCAGTTTACGGAAGATTTGGATGCGGTCTTGATTAAGGATTTGTCGAACTAAACATTAAAGACAATGGCAAAGTTTTGTGAACTTGGCGTTGAATCGGATGTTGTCATTGGCAAGGGCATTGACATGGAAGATTTGTTCGGTCGCCGGATTCTGATTGAAAAGGTCATTATCCAACCAACGAAGTTTCCGGGCAAAAATTCATCCGGGTTGAGAATGCAAATGCAAGTTGTCCTTGCGACTTTCAATGAAGAAGCGGACAAGGACGGTGACTTTTATACGAAGAATCCCGACGGCACGCCCGCCGGGGAAAGACGGTCTTGTTTTACCGGGTCGGACATACTTATTGGGGCTATTCAGAAAGCCGAAACCAATTTGCCGTCAATGAATGCAAGCCGTGCGGAAAAAGGGTTGCCGCCTATTCGCTTATACCCAATTGACACAACTATTGTCAAAGTCGGCAAATGCTTTCAATTCACTTGACATGGAACAACAACAGATGGATAAAGGCATTGGGTGGCTTCAAAAGTTGCTCAATCTGCAAAAAAAGTACGGGTTCTTTTCGATAGTAAAGGGGTTATTCCTTGTGCTATTGGGCGGATATGTCGTTTTCTTTGCCCTCAATCCAAAGTATTTGCTTGAACGCATTACGAAGATACAGACAGAGGAACACAATGATTTGATTGAAACCCGTTTGAGGTCAGACACGGAAATCAACAACATCTTGTCAAAATTGCTTTCAACGGCGGATGCCGACCGCGCATGGCTTATCGAATTGCACAACGGAAGCAAGAATCTTGGAACGGGCTTGCCTTTCTTGTATGGTTCAATGCGGATGGAAGAAGTGCGCGACAGCATCTTTCATGTAGATGATGAGTATTCGGATTTCAATTTGTCGAAGTACAAACTTATTGTCAAGACATTGCGTGACGGATTCTTTTATGGCAATCTTGAAGATGTGCGGCTTGTTGATGAACGGCTTTACTACAAGTTTAAGGCAAACAATGTCAATGAAATAGCATTGATTGTCCTTTATGACTGCAAAGAAACGCCCATTGGGTTATTGGGCTTGTCCTATTGCAACGGCAAATTGATGCAACGGCAATTGGTGGGCAAGGAAATACGCAAGGGCGGCTTACAAATAGCAACTCAATTATTGGTAAAAGATGGCAAAGATTGATGTTTTATTGCCCTTTATCCTTAAATGGGAGGGCGGTTTTGCGAATGACCCGGCAGATGCAGGGGGCGCAACCAACAAAGGCGTGACAATAGCCACATGGCGCAATGTGGGATATGACAAAGACGGTGACGGCGATATTGACGTTCAGGATTTGAAGTTACTTTCAAATGCAGATGTCCGCGACCGTGTTTTGAAACCCCATTTTTGGGATAGGTGGAAAGCCGACCAAATCCAATCACAAAAGGTTGCGAACATCCTTGTTGATTGGGTGTGGGGTTCAGGCAAGCACGGCATTGTCATTCCTCAAAGATTGCTTGGGGTCGTTGATGATGGCATTGTCGGCGACAAGACTTTATCGGCGGTGAACTTTGCCGACCCTGACCAACTTTTTGACGCTATCTTCAAAGCCCGTGTTAAGTTCTTCAATGACATAACGGAATCGAGCATTAAGAAGTACGAAAGAAAGATTGGTCGAAAGGCAACGGAAGCCGAATTGATGAAGCACACCAACAAAAGGTTCTTGAAAGGATGGCTTAACAGATTAAACGACATTAAAACGATATGACATGAAGAAGATTATTGCATTGGTTTGGGTGCTTGCTTTGCTTGTGTCTTGCGGAACTGCAAGGAAAGTCCAAAAGACCCAACAGGAAGTCCGCATTGACAGCACGGCGACAACAAAAGAAACGAATGTCAAGACGGACAAGTTCGTTGATACGACCCGGACACAACACGGGAAAGTGACCATTACGGAAATCGAGTTTTACCCGCCAACGCCCGGCATTGCGGTTGATACAACCGGGGCGGCGGATAGTTCCAAGCCTGAAAGGGCTTCAAAGCCGTTGCCCGGTAATCCGGCAAACGTAAATTTGCAGGATGTCGGGAACATCAAAGGCGCGGTGAAGTCCATTAAACAAACGGTCATTGAATCCGATGTTGAGGAAAAAGGCGAAAACAAGGAATCGAGCGAAAGCAAGGAAACCGAAAGTGCCGCCAATGTCGGGAGAAACGAAACGAATGTTCAGCAAAGCCAAGAACCGACCCCCGACCCTTACCGATGGCGATACATCTTTTACATATCATTGATTGCCGTTGCGGTCTTGCTTTACCTCAAAAGAACGCCAATAATCAATTGGATAAAGAAGATTCTTGCAGGAATAAGGAAGATATTATAAATTCTTCACTACCTTTGCACCAACATTGTTGCGAAACCCCAAAGTTGCATTGGGGAACAATGCGCCCCGGCTTATGGTCGGGGCTTTTTCATGTACACGAGTAAGCACTCCGATTTTGGGCAACAAAAAGCCCCGAAAGTGTTAATTTCGGGGCAATTCGTGTACAAATTCGTGTACATTTTCCGTAAGTCCTTGAATATCAAGGTTTATTGCGGAGAGAGAGGGATTCGAACCCCCGGTACAGTTGCCCGTACACCGCATTTC